CTTCATTGGGTAATTTGCCAATGAGTATTTACTTTGTGCTTTAGAAATGAAAACAATTAGAAGTGAAAAAATTAAGATGAGGTTTTTCATAGTTTTATGTTTTTAAGATTGGTGAATGATTACACTACAAAGATAAGACCTTTTTTTGATTTGCCAAAAGGTTTTGAAAATATTTTAAAAAAATATCCCACCATAATTAAATGATGGGATTAATTGGTGGACCTAGAGGGCTCCGACTCCCTCGTCCGGCTCGTCTTGTCTAAGAGACAACTACATGTTTAGGTCAAGGTTTTTAATACCTTCCGAAATATCTAAGTTCTCACACCGCTCAGCGACGGTGGTAGTTCTTCAGGGGAACCACACCCTTTTTGTTTTCTTTTAGGGTGAAAACCAACCCATCTACGACTTCTGTTGCTAGGTTATATGTCTGACCGACCCCCCGTTTCCGTACTTAAATTAAGCTACAGTAACTTCTTGAGTTGAGATAAGTCCCAAAGTCTCAAGGTTGTTTAGCACATTGCCATTTGTTGTTCGAATCAGTTTTTAACGAGATTAATTCAGTCCCGACATGCTTCTTTTATTCAACCAACGCCCGTCAAATCCGATATAGGCCCATATATCTTTAGTGACTATTTTCAAAGAACTCTTTTACAAATATAATACAAAGATTTGTATTAAACAATATATTTATAAATATATGAAAAAAATCTTAAGAATTTTTGAGGAAGAAGAAGAGAAGGAATTAACCGACTATGAAAAAATTCTTGCTTTAAATAAAAGAAAGATTGACCCATATGAAACTGATTTTGATGGATGTGATGGTACTGACTATTCAGACTATTATGAAGTAGGTTATGATGGTATAACTTTTACTTTCCATGATGGATTAGAAGAATATCTAAGATTTTTTTTCAAAGAAACTTATGGTGATGAAGGTTCAGATGCTTGGTACGAAGCGGGATATCTTGATTCTATGCGTAGAGGCCAATGGGAATGGGATACTTGGGATAGAGCAAGTGAAGATTGGGATGAAGGGTATACAATTGAATCAATAAAAGGTGAACCATTAAAACTTTTATATGAGATATTAAAAAAATATCAACCACACTTATTAAATTCTTTTGAGGTTATTGATAACGAAGTTCGATGGAAAGATGGTAAAGAAACGGATAAAATATGTGATTTTATTGAATCTGTAAGTAGAAGGGTAAAGGATGATTTAATAGAGGCTTATGCTATTGCGAATGATAGAGCAACAGATGCTGCAGTGCCAGGATATATTGATGATATATATTGTAATAGTTTATCTGTTATTGGTATTGAAAATCAATCAAAAAATTGTTATTGGAAATATTTTTTAAGTTGGGGCGATGCCATTATGTTATTTGTAAGATACGGAACCCCTGAAGATTGCTTGATGGATATAATGTTTAAAGCAATAGAAAAAGAAGTTACAAACCACGCTTCAGAATATTATGAAATTCAATATGAAGCTTGGAACAGAGATGTATTTTACGAAGAATTTAATAAAAGAAGTATTAGAGCTTTAGAAAGTTTAATGGAAGACTTAGACGATATGGTCGAAGAAGGTGGAGAAGAAAAAATGAAAAAATATTTTCAAATTTTAAACACACTAAATGAAAAAATAGGATTTAATACAAATAAAAAAATTCCAGGAAATTTTGAAATTAGAATATTTGATGTTGATAAGGATACTTTAATGGTTAATTATGGTTTACGTAAATCAGGCCCACACACATGGGGAGAATCATTTAAAAAGGGCTCCTCCCCATTACGTCGTATCTTGGATATGTTGGAAACCCCGCCGATTGTTCCTTATATTGATTAATACTTTTTAATCAATCTTTCTTTAATAATTTCATAAAGACTTACTAAATCCTCATCGGGGATAAATAAAAATCCGTCATCATAAGCATCACTTAATGTGATACCATCTTTTTCTTCATAAACGTCAACAGTTTCTAAACGGTGGAAAGTCTCGTCTTGAAAACCGAATACGTCTACGTCTTTGTCTAATTCTTCTACAAATGAATTCATAATTGTTGTTGGTGTATAAATGATTGGTTTGTAAAGATACTCATATTTTTTTAATCCCAAAACTTTTACCATGTTTTTTCCAGCTTCAATTGCACATTTTACATCTTCAATTGAAATGAACTCTTGAGCTGAGTGCATGTTGTAGTAACCACAAGACATGTTAATACAAGAAACATCAATTTTTTTCTTTAACTGTGAGATGTCAGTATAAGGGTGAGATTGAACTAACATTTCATTACCAAAAGATTCAGTAATCACTTCTAATGTTTTTTCAAAGAATTCACTGTCACGTTCAAATAAACGAACTCCCGAGCAAATCTCGGTAATTAAGTGATTACCTGGTGCATCGTATTGAGTAATATACCCAACATCTTGTAAGAAGTTTACATCACATTTTGATGAACCATGACAACCTGTTTCTTCTGATACGAATAAACCGATTTTTACTTTGTCTAATTGTTTTAATAATTCTAAACAAATAAAAATACCACATTTGTCGTCACCACCAATTCCTGTTGGTTTTTCCTCTGTGTCATATGCTTTTAATACATCAACAAGAGTGTCGTCAAAAGTTTTACCAAAAGTATGTGGTCGTTTTAGTTTTTCTTCTTTAACGACAATCTTATCGATTTTAGTGTGAACCGTATCGGTGTGAGCAATAAACATCGGATAGAATTCACCTTGTCCAAGTGTTCCCTTTGTTGCATAGATATTCATCATCTCATCACGATAAAAAGACACCCCCTCAATACCCTCAAGTTCATCACAAAGGTATTCTACCATATCCTCCTCTTGATATGTTTTTGATGGTACTGAAAGGAGTTCTTTAAATTTGTGTAGGTCCATTATTTTCTTTTTTACAAATGTAACATATTTATATAATAAAATAAAAAAAAATATCAAATTTTTATGAAAAAATTTTTAATGACAGAATCAGAAAAATCAAGAATACTTGGTATGCACTATAACGCAATGGGTAAATCATTAGTTAATGAAGAGGTAGGTGACCCGGGAACAATTAACGCAGTGGAGAGAGAACAAGACTATGTTGACGGAGGTATGAGTTATATTGGTCTTGATTATTATGATGAGAATCGTAATAGAAAACAATACTATTACCAATGTACACCGTCTATTCATTCAAACGCTGATGATTGGAATCAGCCTGGTAATAGGGCAGGTGATTTTACGGATGGTGATGGCAAATTTATAGGGACTGCAGCTCAACTAAAACTCAAGGGTGATTATAATACACAGTTAAAAAATGCGTGTCAAAACATTTACACTTTTTATAATAATTATAAAAAAACTTTTTGTGCGAACCCCAAAAATAAAACAAATCATGGCTACAAGTGGTTATGTCCTCAAGAAACCCCACAACCTCAAGTTGCAGCAGCAACTACTACGAAAGTAACAGCACCAAATCCTGTTTCTGATGCTGATGTGGCTGATACACAAAAAAGAGCAGCGGAAGTAAAGGCAAAAAGAGAACAAGCAAATATTGACCTAAAAAAATTGATGGACTCACCTATGTTTTTAAGAACTACCGATAGCGATGGTTATACTATTACCGATAAAACAACATTAGATGCTCAGGTTAAAGAGTTAGTCAGAGTTCTAGCTAATGGTGCTAATCCTATAGATAGAATAGATAAACAAGATTTATTAAGAAGTATGAATAATGTTATTAAAGCATTTCCTGAATACGGTGAAACTTTAAAAAGCTACATATACCAACTTCAATAATTAATTAAAATAAAAACCCCACTCACAAGGTGGGGTTTTTTATTGACATACGGTTAGTACACAAAAAATATAGTTGTCGCCTGTATAAACATTACTACCAATAATAAATTCATCATCAATAACGTAATTAACAAAAATACCTGTGAAATATGGGTCTAAAAGTAGTTTATTATGTGATGGTGAATTAACCCAAGCATTAAATATTTCAGAGGCAACTTGTTCTGCGGTTCCTTGATATACTGCTCCGTATAAATTTTCACCAAAAAAATTAAAACCTGTTCTATTAACGTATTTTACCCTTTCATCAAAATTATTAAATGTTTTAGGGTAAGATGTTTTTATTTTTTGGCTATGGTCAAGAGGTACAGTATTAGTTGATGACATATAAGATAATTGCTGTTCATTCAAAGGCTTGGCCTTTTCGTTAACTTTATATGGTACTAATTTATTTTGGATACGGTATTTGTTTACTTTTTGGATAATTAAATCGTTAATTGATTGACCAAAAGTAAAAAACGAGAAGAATAAAAATAAAAATAGGGGTTTCATATTGATTTTGTTTCTACAAATATAATACAAAACTCTATATCTACAAAATTATTTCTTTCTTTTTGTTGGTTTTTTTATTTTAACATCAGTTTTCTTTTCCTTTTCGTTATACGTTAAAATAAATTTAGAACCTTTTTCAGGGTTGTCAGTTAAAATCTTTTCTGTGATTGCATCATCCACCCACTTCTGAACCGTTCTTTTTAGTATACGTGCCCCAAATCTTATATCAGTACCAACTTCGATTAAGTGTTTTTTCAACGTATCATCAACATCAACCGTGTATTCTAATTTTTCAATTCTTTCATAGAATTTATTTAACTCTAAATCAACAATCTTTAATAAATCATCTTGGTTCAAATCTTTGAAATATACGATGTCGTCAAAACGGTTAATGAATTCAGGTGCAAACTTTTTGAATAATTCTTTTTCTAACAAAGATTTAATTTCTTCATCTTTTCTTTCGGTTTTTGTTGATGTAGAAAACCCAACACCTGTGCCGAAATCCTGAACTACTTTTGTACCTACGTTTGATGTCATCAAAATGATACAATTTTTGAAATTAATTTTTCTTCCGTGACCATCAGTCAACATACCTTCATCCAACATTTGTAAAAATACGTTAAAGATTTCAGGGTGAGCCTTTTCAATCTCATCTAACAAAATAACAGAGTAAGGTTTGTTTTTGATTTTGTTTAAGAAAGGTGAACCTTCTTCATACCCAACATAACCCGGTGATGTTCCTGTTAATTTTGATGTTGAAATTTTATCAGAGAATTCACTCATGTCTAATCTGATAAGTGCGTCCTCACTATTGAACATGTGTTTCGCCAATTGTTTAGCCAACTCAGTTTTACCAACACCTGAGTTACCAATCAACAATCCACTAAAGATTGGTTTTTTAGGGTCGTTAAGTCCAACGCGATTTCTTTGGATTGCTCTTGCAATTTTTGCTACAGCATCGTCCTGACCGATTACTCTTGTCGATAACGTATCTTTTAATGTAATAAGTTGTGAAGTCTCATCTGTAGTAATCTTATTGATTGGAATTTTTGTCATCAAAGAAACTACATCATAAACAACGTCTTCAGTTACCTCACGACGGTATAAATCTCTATTTTCTTCAAACTTTCGTTTTTCGTTTTCAAGTTCAGCTAAAACCTTTCTTTCTTTATCACGAAGATTTGCAGCTTCCTCATATTTTTGTTTGTTGATTACATCCAATTTTTCCTCTTTGATTTTAGCAGCCTCTTTTTTAAGTTCCTCAATAATTTCCGGTAACTTGATTTCTACCTGTGAACGTGCTCCGACCTCATCTATAATATCAAAAGCCTTGTCAGGAAACTCACGGTCTGTGATATATCTATCTGCCAATTCAACACATAGTTTTAGTATATCATCACTATAACTTACTTTGTGGTGATTTTCATAACGGTCTTTTGAGTTCTGTAGGATTTGTAAAGTTTCTTCTTTAGTTGAAGGGTCTACAACTACCTTTTGAAAACGTCTTTCTAACGCTCCGTCCTTTTCAATATTTTTACGATATTCTTCTAATGTAGTTGCACCAATACATTGTAATTCTCCACGGGATAATGCTGGTTTGAAGATGTTGGATGCGTCCATAGAACCTGATGAATTACCCGCACCAATCATGGTGTGAATTTCATCAATGAAAACAATAATTTCAGGATGGTCATATAACTCCTCCATAATTACTTTCATTCGTTCTTCAAACTGACCACGATATTTTGTACCTGCAACTACAGATGTCATATCTAAAGAAACAATTCTTTTACCTGCCAAATTTTGAGGACAATCACCCTCAAAGATTTTCTTAGCCAAACCTTCTACAATTGCGGTTTTACCACAACCAGGTTCTCCAATAATAATTGGGTTATTTTTCTTTCTACGAGAAAGGATTTGTGCAATCCTATTTATTTCATCTTCTCTACCAATTACAGGGTCTAATTTACCTTCTTCTGCTGCTTTGATTAAATCACGAGAAAAGTTATCTAAAACAGGTGTTTTTGATGAGCTATCTTGTGTTTTGTTTTTTGGTTTTTCGTTTCCGTCTGCTGAGTCAATCATATTTTAGTTTTTTATCAATTTTAACCTATATAAACCGAATAATCAATTATTTTTAATTTTTTGTCATAATGTCATACACAAATTTGACTTTACTGACATTTTGTCATATATTTATTAATGGCACATAATTGGTGTAAAAATACAAAAATAAACTTATAAAATGAAATAATAGTATGATTAACTGGAGAGAATTTGATGACATGTTTGATAAAATGTTTTCAATGAAGTCAGAATTTATTAATAATAATAATTGGACTTCTAAAACATATAAATCACCTGATGGTAAATATTTTTACACATACTTGTCAAAAGGGTTTAAACCAACCGATGAATTGGGTGAATTGAAAAATAAATTAGATGTTGCAGTTGAGGAACAAAATTTTGAGGAAGCCGTTAAGTTAAGAGACCAAATTAAGAGTTTAGAAAAAAACAAAGAAAAGATTTCTGAGTTACAAACTAAATTAGATGAATGTATTAAAAAACAAGATTTTGAAAAAGCGATAGAATATCGAGATAAAATAAACGGCCTCAAATAACAAAATCCACCTTCGGGTGGATTTTTTTTTGCGTTATATTTATCACTATGGAAGGATGGAAAAAATTTGCAGAGTCTTTGGAACTAACAAAAGAGTTAGAAGAAGCTTATTATAAAATAAGAGAAGTATTTCAAAAAGAAGGATGGACACAAAAGGATATAGAAAAACCACCGTATTATCCTGAAGAATTAATGTTTTATCACTCAAGAATCCAACCATTGATTCGGGAAATAGACAAAACAATTAGAGATTATGGTTTTAATGTTGACGGAGACGAAGTTGGATATTATATTATGGATAAACTTCGTCATATTGATGACATAACTCCATTAAGAAAACCAAATGGCGATAACGAGAACTGATATAGTAGGAACAAAAATTATTTGTGAAATTGAATCTTCAAATTTAGTTAAAACTGAATATGATAGTGAAACAAGTAAATTAATAGCAACATTCAAAAGTGGAATGATGTATGAATATGAGGAGGTTCCTCACAAGATTTATGCACAATTTAGACTCGCAGAATCACAAGGAAAATTCTTTAATACTGAAATTGCAAAACAGTACAAGTACAAAAAAATAGAAGAAACAGAATAACCTGTGTATTTATAGGTATGGAAAGTGATAGTAAAATCATTAATAGTTTATATCTTCAAGACGAATTAAATCCCGACATTTGGCATCTACCGAATGAAAAACATATGGGAGACCCTGATGGTCAAAAACAAAAACTAAAACCTGAAGTTAGAAAGAGATTATTAAAAGTATCCGAAATATTTTTGGACTACATTGATATTGACATATTTGTTCATGATATAATTTTAATCGGTTCTTTAACAGGATACAACTGGTCCGAATTCTCAGATTTTGATGTTCACATAATTTATGATTTTAACGATGCTGGAAAAAACGCGGAACTTTACAAAGAATTATTCCACTTAAAAAAGACTGTATTTAATGCAAAACACGACATTACAATAAAAGGATATGAGGTTGAAATGTTTGTGCAGGATTTGAATGAAGAGGAAAGAAGTACCGGGTCTTATTCTGTGTTATACGATAAATGGATACGTTACCCAGAAAAAGAAGATTTCAAAATAGATAAAAAAATTATTAAAGAAAAGGCGCATCAATGGATGAAAATTATTGATGGTGTTTTAGAAAATGCTGAAGATGAGGATTTGAATGATGCTTTGAAATTACTTACAAAGTATAAAGACAAATTAAGGAAGTATAGAACCTGCGGTTTGAAAAAAGAAGGTGAATTTTCCTATGAAAATTTAGTATTCAAATTCCTAAGAAGAAATGGGTATATATCTAAATTAGAAGATTTCAAAAATAAAATTACTGACAAAAAATTATCGTTAGAACAAGAAAATGGTAAATAATTGAAAATTATCAATTAACGATATATTTATATAGAAAAAAATTATGCCAACAACAGCGTGTACTTCTTATTATACCACAACAATAGTGGGGTTTTTACCTGGTTCAGGTGCATCTGCAGGTAATGTAGTTACATTCACTGCACCTAAACCTGTATATGGTGATTATAGTGGCACTACTAATTTACAGTGTAATGCTGTTGCGTTAGGCGGATTTAACGGATTAAACAATTAAAAAAATATACTAATATGGCTGATTTAAGACCAATCGGAAGTGAGAAATTACAAGGAGTTGATAAGTTGAGAAGAATTATGGAAATCGCAACTTACAATGAAACACCTAAAAGTGAAACAAATAATTTGTCTACAACAAATTATACAATTCAATTAACGGACGGTAATTTTTACGGTATCGTTAAAGAAAGACAAGGTTATATTATTAAAAAAGGGTTGAACGAATCTGAGTTAGATTATGCAGACCCTATGAAAAATAGAAAATATTATCGTTCATATTCTGAAGCAATGAAAAAATTAAATTTAATTGTTGCCGAAACTAACAGAATTACTGGTAATGATTTTGAAATTCCACTTATTGGTGAACAACCTGAGGTAAAAAAAAAATTCGTACTGAAAACAGCTAAAAAAGCTGAACCCGCACCTGATATGGCGGCACCTGCTCCTGAGGTACCTGCACCTGATATGTCATCACCAGCACCTGATATGGGAGCTCCGGCACCTGAAATGGGTGGTGATACTGATATGGGTATGGCACCTGAAATGGGTGGCGATACTGATATGGGTATGGCACCTGAAATGGGTGGTGAGGAAACACCAGAAATGCCAATGGCACCTGGAGACGCACCTATGTTAGATACTGAAGTCGATGTAGAAGACGAAGAGGAAGGTGGTCCGAGTACACTTAAACTTATTCAAAAATTGACAGGTAAATTAAGTCAGAAATTACGCACATTTGATAAAGACAAAGGTTTAGATTCGCAAGATATTAAATATGTAATGAATTCTATTATATCTGCAATAAACCTTTCAAAATTAGACGATGATGACAGAGAAGATATCGTTGATAAATTAGAAGGTTTTGACGGGTATGGTGAAGACGAGGGTGAATTAGATTTACAGGGTGATGAAGAATTGAATTTTGGATTGGACGCCGAAACTGCACCAGAAGGAACAGAAGAAGTTGATTTCGAAGAAACTGAAATGATGCCAGAACCTGAAACTAAAGAAGGATACCAAACAGTTATGGACTCAATATTTGGAGAGTCTAAAATTGAAAAGGTACTTTCTAACTATTTTCAAATTAAAGACGAAGAAAAACCAATTATTGAAAATAAAAATAAAATGGATTATTTGAAAAATAAGATTGTTAAAATAACCCAAAAAGAAGAAGTTAGTCGATTATCTGTATCAGAAAGTCAAACTAAAAAAAGTTTAGTTTTATTAGAGGAGTATTCTGATTCTAAACTTTTAGGTAAAACTAACAAAAATAATTTGGTTTTTAGAATCAATGGTAGAGAAGTTAAAGTTACACCAAACGGACAAACTCTATGAATTTAGTTTTTATAAATGAATTAGGTCCAAACTTTAGAGGAGATAATATTTACGAATTTATTTTTTCAGATTTGGATGATGTTTATGGTGAAGATTGGGATAGTGAAACTGCAAATGGAAAACCAACACCACCACATGTTGAATTTATAAAAAAAGTTGGTATTCTTAAAAACTCTGAAGTAGAGTTAGATTTGATTCAAAACTCAGATTTTTTTGGAATGTATGATGCAATTGACGGTGTAATTGCTTTAGGTTGGGAAAAACCTGAGAATTACGAAGGAAAAAGATTAGTTTTTCAATATGGAGAAAGTATTGAAATTGTAGAAAATAAATTATACGAGAAAGATATCGTATTAAAATGGGAAAAAAATTTAGTTAGTGATGAAACATATGAATAACAAAATGGTCAAACTTCTTCATGAAGGGTTTTCAATTGATACTTTAGAAAAATTGAACTCTAAACAGTTAGATACTCTTTATAATAAAATTTTTGAGGATGACAAAGCTGTTATAAATGTTAAAAAAGGTTCACCAGAGGAAGCACAAGCAAAATCAGCAGGAAAGGCTTTTGTTACATACGAAGAAGAATTAGAAGAAGGAGATGAAGTTGACGTTACTAACGTAGATAAAGGTCAAATTGACCAAGACCCGGTACAAAAACAAGGTCCTGATGGTATGCCAACAGAATCAAATTTACAAGAAAAGGCAGTTTCAAAACAACAACAAAAAATTATGGGGTTGGCTCTATCAGTTAAAAGAGGAGATACTCCTAAATCAAAAGTTTCTAAACAAGTTCAAAAAATGGCAAAAGAAATGACAAAAAAAGAACTTGAGGATTTTGCTTCAACAAAACATAAAGGTTTACCTAAAACAGTTGATGAAAAAGAGGAAGTAGAAAAATTAGAGGAAAGTATCCTAAGAATAATTGAAAATCATTTACCTCCTCACACTACAAAAGGCGAATTACTAAATTATATTAGAAGAAACAAATAATGAATGTCTCTTTCAAAAGAACAAATACTATTAGAATATGCTAAATGTGCTCATGATACACCATATGCACTGAGAACATATTTACAAACCTACGATAATACACAATCCAAATACGTACCGTTAGAATTATTTAATGACCAAGTAACTTTAGTTAAAGATTATGATACTTGTGAAGAAAATATTGCACTTAAGTATCGTCAGGCTGGTGTATCGACCGTAACTTCTGCTTGGGCATCAAAACGATTAGTTTTTGCTAAAAAATCAAAACCAGAAAAAATCCTAATTATCGCAAACAAACTTGATACTGCCGTTGAGATGGCAAATAAAGTTCGCGCGTTTGTAGAGCAATGGCCTAATTGGTTAGGTGTAGGGTTTTCTCCTGAAAAAAACGCAGCAAGACACTTTAAGTTAACTAATGGTTGTGAAGTAAAGGCGGTTGCAACATCAAAAGATGCCCTTCGTGGTTATACACCTACTATTCTTATTTTTGATGAAGCGGCATATATTGACGCCGATGAAGATTTCTGGTCCGCGTGTATGGCGTCCCTTTCAACGGGAGGTAAAGTAATCGTAATTTCAACACCAAACGGATTCGACCCAATTTATTATTCAATTTACAGTCAGGCCATTAAAGGTATGAATGACTTTAGAATTACAGAAATGTATTGGTTTCGTGACCCTCGTTATTCTAAAGACTTAAAACTTGTTAAGGTTGATGATATAATTCACTACATGTTAAATAGGGGTGATTATAAAGATGACGAACTAATCATAGACTATGCGGATATTAAAGTTACTGATAGAGATTTTGAAGAAATAAAACAAAAAATAGAAAAGGGTTACAAACCTTATTCTTCATGGTTTGAGGCCATGTCAAAAAAATTAAAGTTTGATAAACGTAAAATTTCACAAGAGTTAGAGTGTAACTTTTTAGGTTCGGGGGATAACGTGGTCCCACCTGAAACTATGAAAAAAATCAAAGAAAATTTTATCAAAGAACCAGAAAATAAATTTATGGGTGGTGCACTATGGCAGTGGAAAGAACCAATTGCCGGTCATAAGTACATTATGGGTGTTGACGTTTCTCGTGGAGATAGTGAGGATTTTACCACTTTTACAATAATTGATTTTGATGATAGAGAACAAGTTTTAGAATATATTGGAAAAGTTCCACCTGATATTGTTGCGGAAATTGCATTCAAATGGGCCACTATGTATAATGCTTTCATAGTTACCGATATTACCGGAGGTATGGGTGTTGCCACTTCTCGTAAATTACAAGAACTTGGTTATAAAAATTTATATGTTGATGGTATCAATCCGGCAGATAAATGGAAATGGGACCCAAAACAAAATGATAAAATACCGGGTATAAACTTTAACTCAAAAAGAGTTTTAATAATTCAGGCTTTCGAAGAGGCTTTAAGATTTGGTTTTATAATTAGGTCACAAAGATTATTTAATGAACTTAATACATTTGTTTATGTGAATGGAAGACCTGACCACCAAAAAGGTCAACACGACGATTTAATTATGGCGATGGCAATGGCCATTTATGTTGGTGAATCTTCTTTTTCTAAATTAGAAAAAGCAACAGAGCAAGCAAAGGCAATGATTGAGTCTTGGACTACAGAGAAACGTGAATTCAAAGACTCTTCACAAAATTTTAATCCAGGAATACCTGTTGATATGTATAATCGACACGCTATGGGTAGATATCAAGCGACAAAGAATGATTATGAAAACTATTTATGGTTATTCGGTAAGGGTAAGGTTTAATTTATTACCGATGAACCTATTATTTATATAAAAAAAGACATGGCAGAACAAAAATATACTGTTTGGCAAAGATTGGGAAAAGTATTTGGACCAAACGCGACTTTAGACCAGCAATCCCCTGTATTCAAATTCGACAAAAAAGAATTACTCAAAACAACGGATAAGTCTGAATTCGAAAAAGAAAAACTACAGGCTCAACAAACAATGTACATTGGTAAACAATGGCAAAAAGTTGAAAGTAATTTATATACTCAGGCGGTTTATTATGAACCAACTCGTATGGCTTCTTATTATGATTATGAGTCTATGGAGTATACTCCTGAGATATCCGCAGCATTAGATATCTATGCAGAGGAGTCCACTACACCAGATAAAGACGGACATATGTTACAAATTTATTCTGAGTCAAAAAGAATAAAATCTGTATTAGCTGATTTATTTAACAATAGGTTGGATATCAATACTAACTTACCTATGTGGACAAGAAATACTTGTAAGTTTGGTGATAACTTTGTTTATTTGAAATTAGACCCAGAAAAAGGTATTGTTGGGTGTCAACAATTACCAAACATTCAAATCGAAAGATTAGAAAAAGGTATGAGATTTCAACCTGATAAGTATTCTCAGGAAATGGAGAACGATGCATTAAAATTTACATGGAAAGAAAAAAATATGGAATTCAATGTGTGGGAAATGGCACACTTTAGAATTTTGGGTGATGATAGAAAACTCCCATATGGTACTTCTATGTTAGAAAAAGCAAGACGTATTTGGAAACAACTTTTATTATCTGAAGATGCGATGTTAATTTACCGTGTATCAAGAGCACCTGAAAGAAGGGTATTCAAAGTATTTGTTGGTAACATGGACGACAAAGATGTTGATGCTTACGTACAGAGAGTTGCAAGTAAATTCAAAAGAGACCAAATTTCTGACCCTCAAACTGGTAATGTTGATATGAGATACAATCAATTAGCTGTAGACCAAGATTTCTTTATTCCTGTTCGTGACCCAGCGGCAACAAACCCAATAGAAACTTTACCGGGCGGAACAAACTTGGCGGAAATTGCGGATATTGAATATATCCAAAAGAAACTTGTAACAGCATTAAGAATACCTAAAGCTTATTTAGGTTTTGAAGAAGCTGTGGGTGATGGTAAAAACTTATCATTATTAGATATAAGATTTGCAAGAACAATTAACAGAATTCAAAAATCTATGATTGCCGAACTTAATAAAATTGCAATCATTCATTTATTCTTATTAGGTTTTGAAGATGAGTTAACAAACTTCACATTAGGTTTAACTAACCCTTCTAAACAATCTGATTTATTAGGTATTGAAGTTTGGAAAGAAAAAATTCTACTTTATAAAGATGCTGTTGCTGAAATTGCAAATAGCGTGGCACCTGTATCGGCCTCTTGGGCTAAGAAACATATTTTAGGATTCTCTGACGAAGAAATAAGATTAGACATCCAACAACAAAGAGTAGAAAGAGCTGTGGCCGCTGAATTAGCGAAAACTGCTGAAGTAATAACTAATACAGGATTATTTGATACTATTGATAAACTCTATGGTAAAAAAGATGGGGCTAAACCGGCTGAAGGAGGAGAGGCTCCTGAAGGTGGTGCTCCTGATATGGGAGGAATGCCAGATATGGGTGGTGAACCACCAGCAGCAGAACCACCGGCAGGTGGTCCTGAATTAGCACCTGAAAGATTAGTAAGAGATGATTTGAATCTATTATTAGAGGAAAATTTATTCGGTTCTGATAATTTTATGGATTTAGGTAAGGGAAGGAATTCTATTACTGAAATAGACGATAGATTAAAAGAATTACTAAATAGGTAATATTTATATATAAAAGACCATGAATAACTTCGGAATTATTAAAACTAAATTAGAAAAGGCGAGCACAGAGTTGTTCGGTAAAAAGAATTTTTCAAATTTTATGAAAGATTTCAAAACTAATATTTTGGAAAATAAAGACATTAGTGAAATCTTCTATATCTACGATGACTTATCGTCTAAAAAAGGTTTAAGTAGAGATATAGCCGAAGATTATATAAATGAGTCTATTGAATATTGTCAGATACTAATTGAGTCAAACAAAAAAAGATTATCGGTTATCGATAAATGGGCATCTAAACTTGTGAATGAAACCGAAAACAAATATTCAAACATAGATACTATTGTGTACTCTAAATCAATAAAAAATTTAGAAAGTGTTTTAGAATCTAAAAAACAAATTTTAAATACACTTCTTTCTGAAGAAAAAGTAGAACAAAAAATAAAATCAATTAACTTACCAATTTCTACAATGGTAAAAGTTGCTGAGGAAAATATTAAAAATGAAATTAATAACCTTACTGAATCTGAAAAGAATGAAATTATATCGATAGTCTCTTTATCAAAAGAAGAACTTGAAAAAGAATTCAAAGAGTTACAAGAAGGTGTTATTAATAACTTAAAATCTTCTTTGAATGAGTCAAAAGAAAGTGATATGAAAAGTATGATTGAAAAAACAATCGAAAAAATATCAGATTCAAAAACATCACATTACGACTTATACAAACTTAGAAAATTAAAATCAGGTCTATGAGTTCCAAAAAATACTTTTTTGGGTGGGGTAATATAAAAAAGGGTATTACCGAAATAATTAGAATTTACTCAGACAAACCATCATTTTTTTCAAAAAAAAGAATTGAATCCGGTATTGCATTTATTATAGCACAATGGGGTATGGTTTTTTATCTTCTAAAAAAATATCCTGATTTAAGTATGACTGATATAATAATGTGGGCAACAATAGAGTTTGGAGTTTCAGGTTATATCCTTCACCAAATACAAAAAGAAAAAAAAGTAGAAAACTCTACCGAAGAAAATCAGGATAACTGATTTCTTTTTTTCTGTAAATAAATAGCCTTGTTTACTTCACTTCTTTTCTTAACTGACTTCTTTGTAAATTCTTGTCTATCCCTTAATTGTTCCGTTTGTTTTGTCTTGTACACTTTGAATTTATACTGCTTCAAAGCCTGTTCTAAAGAAGATGCGTTTTTTACTTTAATAATTATCATATTTTTTTTACATTATACTATAAATATACGGAAAAAAGTCATTTTTGACAAATTTCATTTTTAGACTTACATTTATGAAAAAATAAACATGAAAGACATGATTAATGAAAAAAGGAAAAACATCAAAACTAAACATTTTTGATGATGCAAAATGTTACTACGGTACGGTAGACTCAAAAAATTTCAAATCTATATACGTAGTATTACAAACATGGATAGAACCAATTACAGTAGATGAAAATTGGAATAGACTCGTAGGCGAGATAAAAAGACAAATTCAACATACATTATTAGAAGTAGTAGATACTCAAACATTTGAAAGAAAACAAATTGTAGACTTAGATTTAAGAACAAGTGGAATACAAAAAAACAAGAAAAGCTTTATGAATTTAGAAATAACTTTATATGTTCATAATAGTTTATTGGATTTCAAATCACCGATTTTAAGAGATAAAATTAAAAAGATTCTTAATAGTGTCTACTTAGATGACCTTAAAAATAACAAACATTTTACTCTTAGCAAAACAAAAACTGAAGAATTCAAAGAAAGCTAATATTTATCTCTAAAAGAACTTATGAAAATTTTAGGACCTAGCGATACAGGTAAAGGTATATTAGTTGAGTGGGATGCAGGGATTATTAATCCTAACGAACCAC